TGTCAGTCTGAATATGGGAAAAGGGACGTGGCTAACGCCCTGTCCATCTACCATATAAAGACCCAGTACCCTCTCCTGTTTGGGCAACGTATTGTTTCCGGGGTTCTCGATCGAGAATTCATCGGGTTCCCTATCGGGAATAATACTGTTGCTCCTACAGACCCCCGCACCGTCTTCGGAACGCCATCAGTGGCGCAACTTAGTTCGGATGCGTGGGAAATACTTGCCAAGACAAATCCGTCACGTCCACATGTGAACGTGCCGGCTGCGATTGGCGAGTTGCAGGACCTTCCTCGGTTAGTCAAAGGTTGGGGAGACTCGATAATTCGAGACATCGCTCAGGGCAATTTGTCCTGGCGATGGGCTGTCAAACCGATGATTTCCGATGTGCGAAAGCTCGCGAACTTCACTAAAACCGCTAATCAACGGTTGAAGCAACTCGAGAGACTTAAGCATGGCAAAGTTATGAGGAGACGGTGCAACCTTGGTGCACAAACGGTAGCTAGCGGACCGACTCGGAGCTTAATACACTCCGAAGGTGCCACTATCTACGCCTTTGCCCGTAGTGTGTCAGAGTACCAGAAATGGGGCTCTGCTGAATGGAAGATTCTTCCAGACAGTGTTTTGCCGCAGCTAGACGATGTAGAGCTTGATCGCTTTAATCGTCGAGTTGCACTTGGCATAACGACTCACGGGGCACTAGAAGCAGCCTGGGAATTAACACCCTGGAGCTGGTTCATAGACTGGTTTTCGAACGTCGGCGATATGCTTGCCGCGACGAACAACTCAGTGGGCTGCACTTGGGGCAGGATCTGCGTCATGCGGACGTCCTACAGTAGGACTACGTATGATTTGGATCCAGTTGGAACTTCATCTTGGCCAACCTATCAAGGTTGGTACGATTTGGAGTTTCAACGCAAGGAGAGGTGGCCAACCTATCCTATTGTACCCGTTCCCCTTCCTACACTTCCCATCTTTGATGGTGGAAAGTTGTCGATACTCCTGTCTTTAGCTGCCCTCCGGCGCTGAGCCGGGGGAATCAGTTTTAGATTGGAGGTAACTCCCATGTTAGGAAATACGTTCGTTCTTCCGCAGGTTGGTGGAGACATCACCCTGCAGTTGATCAACCAGGACGGATACTCTTCGGAGTATCTGTTCAAAGACGCCACTGGCTCTTACCGTCTACGGATCCGTCATACCAAGACGTCTCCAACGGCGAGCCGTCCGGCTGCGTATGATCGGCACAACCTTGAGGTTGTGCAGACCATTTTCGCGGCCGGTGCCGTGCCCGAG